ATCAAGGTCATGGAGGCGTGCGCCTACCGCGAGCAGCTGCTCCGCGCCGCCATCAACGACGCCGGCCTCGGCACCATGCTCGCCTTCGCGCGCGGCGCCGCGCTCGACCATCTTGCCGCCTTCTACGGCCTTCGCCGCCTCCTGATCGCGCCCTCGGACGGCGCGGCGCCCGCAACCTACGAAGGCGACGACGATCTGCGCGCCCGCGTACAGGCCGCGCCCGAGCTGCTCGCCGGCCCCGGCCTCACCGGAGGCGGCTACCGCGCCGCAGCGCTGACGATCGCGCCCGAGTTGAAGGACGTCGGCCTGATCAAGCGCGAGGGCGGACGCGTCGACGTCGTGCTGCTCGCCCGCACCGGCGACGGCACGGTCGACGTCGGCACAGTCGACAAGGTCCGCGCCGCCTTCGCGGGCGAAGATGCCGTCCAGCTCACCGACACCGTGACCGTCCGCTCCGCCACGATCGTTCCCTACGCACCCGTCGCTACTGTGCTGATCCGCCCCGGCCCCGATCCCGAGCTGGTCCGCGCCGCAGCCGAGCTGCGCGTGCGGTCCTACGGCGCCCAGCGGCATCGGATCGGCGAGATCGTCTACGCCCAGCAGATCGCCGCGGCCGCGTCGGTGGGCGGCGCGGAGAGCGCACTGGTCGACCTCGGCGACATCGTGCCCGGCGCGGGCGAGGCGGCCTACATGACCGGCGCGACCGTCACCGTTGAGGTGCTGGCGTGACGCCGCTCATCCCGCACGCCACGCCGCTCGAGGCCGCACTCGAGCGCGCGACCGCAGCGCGCCTGGCGCTGCCGGCGCTGGCGGTCAGCACCGCCAGCGATCCGTGGGCGTGCCCCGCCGATCAGCTCGGCTTCCTCGCCTGGTCGCTGTCGCTCGAGTTGTGGGACGAAAGCTGGCCGGAGGTGAAGAAGCGGCAGGTCTGCGCGGACGCGCTCGCCCTGCACCGCAAGAAGACCACGCTCGCCGGCATCCGCGCGCACCTGGCGCTCGTCGACTGCACGCTAGAGCGCGCCATCCGTCCGCCCGCGCGGGGCTTCCTGCGCGCCGCGATGACCGAGGAGCAGCGCGCCGCTTGGCTCGACAGCCTGCCCCAGCTGCGCCTCTATCCCTTCGTGACGCGCGGCGTCGCCGTGCGCCGCGAGTTCGCCAGCGGTCCCGCCGGTCGCTTCTTTCACGGGCAGGGGCATCTGCGCGCCAACCGCGGCCTCGATCTCGCCCACACGCGCGCCACCTTCGCCGACCGCGGCGTCGAGCGTGAAATCGGCTACGACACCGCGGCGGACGGCACCGTGCGCCTCATGATCGGCCGCTCGGCGCGGCGCGGCTGGTATGGTCGCGGCTACGCCGGTGCCGGCTTTGCGTCCGCCACGGCAGCCGCCAGCGGCATCGTGACGATGCGGCTCGGCGACGATGTCGGGCAGTTCGCGATCGAGGCGGGGCTCGACCCTGTCAACGTGCGTCCGACCCGCGTGGCGCAGCCCCGCGTCGCGCCACGGGCTCGCGCCTTCGCCGGCCGACACCGTGCAGGCACTTTCCTGCGCGCGAGCTGGGCGCCCAACCTCGTCTACGATCGCGTTTCGCTCCACGCGCCTGATCGCCTTGGCGAGCGTCGCCGCACGCGGTCGTTCCACGGTCGCGGTCGCTTCGGCATCCGCCCGTTCACCGCCGAGTTGCGCGTCGCCGTTCCGATGCACCGCCCGCGCGCGCGTACCGGCGCCTGGGCGGGCTCGGGCTTCCGCGCGTCGGCCAGCCTGCGCCCGCTTTCGCGTGCGCTCGAGGCGATCCGCGTCTCGAAGGCGCTGCGCGACACCGTGCTCGTCGACACCACCACCACCCGCGAGGTCCGCTTCGGCGACGGCCTGGCATTTGGCTCCTTCGCCTTCGGCGAGATCAGAAAGGTCGCTTGATGGAAACCCTCGTCATCTTCCGCGACGGCATGGACAACGATCCCGCCGACTTCACCAACCTGCAGGCGAACGCCCGCCGCTCGCTCGACCACCTGGTCGGCGACGCGGTCACCGCCGAGCGTCGCTACGCCGGCTTCGCGGCCGCGAAGACCGGTGCGGCCGACATCGAGATCCAGCCCGGCCGCCTCTACAGCGGCGGGGCCGTCTACGCGCGCGCCGACAAGGTGGCCAAGAGCTTCCTCACCTCGCTGCCGATCGCGACCAAGAAGGTCGTGCTCGTCGTCGCCTACGGCCAGGACATCGAGACCGACCAGCGCCCGCGCGAGTTCCTCCTCAACGAGGAGACCGGCGCCTCCGAGCCGCGCGTCGTCGCGATGGAGAACGCGCGCGTCGCCACCATCGCCTTCGCGAGCGGAGCCGAGTCGCCCGACCCAACCGATCCGATCGTCGATGCCGGCGTGCTGTCGGTCGCGCGCGTCGTTCTGTCGCCCACCGGCGTCCAGTCGGTCGAGATGATCGCCGCCAACGCGCTGCCCAGCCTCGAGCAGCTGCTCGACCGTGCCGACGCCGCGGACGCCTTCCAGGCGCGTACCGCGCCCGCGATCGGAGCGCTCGGCTCCGAGATCGCGTCCCTGCGCGAAGGGCAGTCGAGCCTCGTCAGCCGCGAGGTCTACGGTCGCCTGCTCGCTCGTGCGGCCGTGCTCGAGACCCGCGCCGGCATCCCCTCGGCCGCCGTCGACAGCGCGGCCGACTACTTCCTTGACGCCTCGCGCAGCGACCCCGCCGCGGCTGGCTACGACACCAAGCTGCAGGAGGGCATCCGCCTCCCCGACGCGGCCGCGGCCACCACGCAGCTGGCACTCTTCGACCCGCTCGATCCGCGCGCCAATGTCGTCGACGGCGTGCTCTTCCCGGCGTCGACCTTCGACGAGAGACTGTCGGTCGGCCGCGGCGCGGGCCAGCAGTCGGGCGAGCTGCAGATCTCCGCCTACAGCTACCAGATGAACCAGATGGTCCAGCGGACCATGAGCCGCACGCGCATCCGCTACGGCGAGGAGTTCACCGTCTGCACCAACTCGGCGTTCTGGGGCGCGGGGCGCGAGGACTATGCCGCCGGCACCTTCACCAAGGATGGGGAGGTGTTCCAGAATCTCGGCGTCGCCGCGACCTTCGCGGACGGTCACGCCGTCATCCAGCGCCTGCGTCGGATCTGGGAGGACACCTACGACGAGCCCTATTGGGATCAGGTGACGGTCAACAAGAACGTGCCCGGCGCGCAGATCGCCGAGACGTTCATGAACGCCAATGGCGGCTGGCTCGGCCGCGTCGGGCTGACCTTCACCCGCTTGGCAGCCGCGGGCACGATCACGATCGCGATCTGCGAGACCGATCGTGGCGCGCCCAACATGGCCAAGGTCATCTCGACCACCACGATCGACAAGCCGGCGCTTGCCCTCGGGCACAACAAGCTGCCGATCCAGCGCTGCTACCTCAAGGGCGGCACGCGCTACGCGATCGTCGTCACCACCGCGGCCGACCACTACGTCGCCACGACGGGCGGCGAGAACTTCCCGCAAGGCACGCTCTTCTACGTCATCGACGGCGCCTACGCGCAGGGTGACGGCACCAAGGATCTGGTGTTCAGCCTCGACTTCCTGAAGTTCGCCAACGCGCGCTCGGTCATCAACCTGTCGCCGCTGCAGCTCGCGGGCGGGATGACCGCGATCGATATCCTCGCCGAGTCGATCGTCCCCGGAAGCTGCGACCTCACCTACGAGGTCCAGCCCGCCGGAGGCGTCTGGACGCCGCTCGCCGCTACGGACGTGTCGGTGCTCGGGGCTAACGGCAACGTGCCCCTGTCGGCGAACCTGCGCGCGGTCTTCACCGGCACGCCCGACGCCATGCCGGTGGTGAAGCTGACGACCAGCCGCGTGAAGGTGTCGCGGCCCAAGCTCGCCGCCCGCCACGTCTCCGCGACGCGGCTGCTCCCCGGCTCGGGTTCGGCGTCGATCCGCGTCATCGAGCGGCTCGAGTATTTCGACGCGGCCCGCCACACCGCAACCGTGCGGCTGCAGACCGGCGCCGGCTTCGCGACGCTCAACAACGCCTCGAGCTTCGTCGACGCGCTGCAGCCCGACGGCTCGATCGAGCGGACGTGGATCTTCAACCTGGGCGCGGCGGTGACCTCCTACCGCATTCAGACCGACACCACGACCGACAACGCGCTGCGCACCTTCCACGTCGCGTGGCGCAAGGACTACGCCCTCTAATCGGAGCCGGATCATGGCCGACACCCCCAAGCCCGTCACCACCTACAAGAAGGCGAAGTCCGGCATGTACCGGGTGGAGCTGTCCGAGGCGCACCTGCACGCAGGCTTCACCTACAAGCCCGGCGCCGAGGCGATCGTCGTCAATCAGGAGATCCTGGACGACATGATCGCCGCGGCCCGGGTGACGAGTGTCGCCAGTGCTTGATCTGGCGGTCGCCGGCAGCGCCACGGTGCTGCCGGCCGTCCTCGACTTCGACCGTGACCGCGAGGCGTCTCCCGCTCGGATGAACCGGGCGATGGAGTACCTCTACCTGCGCCTGGCGGCTGCGACCGCGCTGCAGCCCGAGTTCGAAAGCGCGATCGCCCAGCTGCAGGCGGTCGGCTTGGATCGTCTCAACGAGGTGCTGGGGCCGATCTTCGCCGACGCGCAAGGCATCTCGGCCGAGCTGAACGCCATCCGCAACGCGTGGCTCACCGGCGCGCCGCTCACCACGCTGATGAATGAGCTCGCCGATCAGGTCACCGCCCGGCTCGCTACCGCGGATGCGAGCGTCGTTGCCCGGCTCGCCACCAACCTCGCCTCGGTCGACGCACGCCTCTCGGCCAACGCCGATCAGGTCGCCGCCCAGATCGCCGCGTCCAATGCCGCCCTCGCGGCGGCCGGTGCTGCCATCGCCGGTGTATCCAGCCGCGCCGAGCGCGCGTTCATTCTCGGAGGCTTCTGATGCCCGCCGCCCAGCTCTCGATCCCGCCGGTCGCCGCGATCCTGCTCACCACGTTCGCCGCCCCGTTCTACACCGTCCCGAACGGCGAGGAGCAGTCGCTCTCGATACGCGCCACCAACTACAGCACGGGGGGTGCGGCGGTGACGCTATGGCTGGCGCCGGCCGGCGCGGCCGCGGCCGACCAGTACCTTCGCTGCAAGGACCTGGTGCTCGCAGCGAAGGAGACCAAGGATCTCGAGATCGCGCTGCCATGCCCGCCCGGCACGCGCGTCTACATCGCGGCGAGCGCGGCCACCTCGATCTCGGCGTCGATCGTCGGCACCCGGCAGCCGCTCGCGTGATCCCCGGCCACTCCTCCATCTCGCGGGTGTCGCGCGTCGGCGCGGCCGGCGGTGCCGGCCGGTTGTGGACGCCTGCCGATATCGCGGATCTGGTCTGCTGGTGGGATGCCGACAGCGGCGTCGGACTGACCGACGGCAAGGTGTCGTCATGGGCAAGCAAGATCGGTACGGGCACCTTCTTGCAAACGACCGCGGCCAATCGTCCGACGATGACCATAGTCAATGGCGTGCCCGCGTTGCTCCTGAATGGCACCAACCAGTTCATGACGCTGCCGCAGCGCGACGACAATCCGAGCGGTTTTATTCTTCCCGACCCAGGTGCGACCAACACGAACTTCCTGATGGTGGCAGCGCCGAACGCGTTGCAGGGACACATTCTCGGAATAAACAACGGGAACTTCGGCATGGGTGCCGTCAACGTCAGCAACAACCCGAGGGCGGGTTCCCGATATGGCGGGGCCGAATACGCGGCGTCGGCAGAAAATTGGGTTGGCACGCGCAGCCTGTCGTTCGAATGGCAATTGCTTATCTATCCTGGCATCCAGCGGGGTGTGCAGAACGGCAAGCCGCTTATGTCGCGAAGCCCTTCTATCCCTGGCAGCAGCCTGACGAATTCGCCCGCTTACCTCGGCTATACAGGCGATAGTGGTATCTACTGGAACGGCACGATCAGCGCGCTGGCTGGCGCAAGGACGTTGCTCTCGGGCGCGGATCAGGATCGCTGGGAGGGCTATTACGCGCACAAGCTCGGCACGACCGCCTACCTCTCCGCCAGCCACCCCTACAAGTCGGCGCCCCCGCGCGTCTGATGGAGGTCGCGATGCTCTTCACCAAGGATGGCTGCTTCCCGCAGCCGCTGCCCGAGGCTGACTACCGCCTCGCGGACGGCCACCTGATGATGCCGCTCGCCGGTCACCCCGACGCGATCGAGGCGTGCGGCTGGGTGGTGGCGCCACCCGCGCCGGTGTTCGATCCCGACCTCGAGCGGCCGGGCTGGGACGGCGCGGTGTGGATCGTGGAGGCGATCAGTGCCGAGGAGATCGAGGCGCGAGAGAAGGCGGCGGTGCCCTTGAGCGTCACGCCGCGCCAGCTGCGCCTGGCGCTGCTCGGCGCCGGCAAGCTCGGCCAGGTGCAGGCGTTCGTCGGCAGCGGTGCCGCGCCCGAGGCGGCGGTGATCTCGTGGGAATATGCGACCGAGTTCCTGCGCAGCGACCCCATGCTCAACCAGCTCGCGGCCGTGCTGCAGCCGCCACTCGGCGACGCGGAGATCGACCAGCTCTTCGTCGCCGCGGCGCGGATCCAGTGAGCAGCTTCACCCGCGCGCTCCTCGAACCGACCGGCGAGACGCGCGAGGGCCGCGCCGTCTTTCGCGTCGCCGAGCCCTTCACCTTCGAGATCGGCCGCCTCGGCTCGAAGCTGGCGATCACCGTGCCCGCGGGCTTCGACACCGACCTCGCCTCGATCCCGGCGCTGGCGCTCCGCATCGTCGACGCGGGCGCGCTCGCCCGCTCGGCCGTGCTCCACGACTTCATGCGCGAGCGGCTCGAGTTCTCGAAGCTCGAGGGCGACGCGATCTTCTGCGCGGCGATGGCGGCCGACAAGGTGAAGCCGTGGCAGCGCGAGCTGGTCTATCTCGCCGTGCGGCTCAACCGAAGCCGTTCCCGCGCAATCTAGCCCGCCTTGGTGGAGAACCGCATTCTCCACCTTCACGCGCGCGCATCCCTCCCCTGCCCTCGGCATGGTCGCGCATCATGGCGCAGAGTGGCGACTTTCAACGGATGGTGGGCGACATCGCGCGCGAAGGCGTCGTCATGTCCGTCGACCATGCAGCCGGCACCTGCCGTGTCCAGATCGGCGACATCCTCTCGGGCGACCTGCCGTGGATAGAGCGCGCAGCCGGCACGACGCGCACCTGGTGCCCGCCGAGCGTCGGCGAGCAGGTCACCATCATGTCGCCCGAGGCCGACCTTGAGCGCGGCTACGTCTCCGGCAGCCTCTTTTCCGACGCGCACCCAGCACCCTGGGACAATGCGCATGCGGTTGGCATCGTCTTCTCGGACGGCGCCTACATCTCCTACGATGCCGCCAAGGGCGAGCTGGTCGCGGTGCTGCCCGGCAGCGGCACGGCCGTGATCGAGGCGCCGGGCGGCACGACCTTTCGTGGCCCGGTGCGGATCGAGGGCAAGCTCGAGACCACCGACGACGCGGCGATCGGCGGCAAGGTCGCGGCGAGCGGCGACGTGAAGGCCGGCAGCGTCTCGCTCCAGAACCACGTCCACGACAAGGTGCAGGCGGGCGGCGCGATCAGCGGGAAACCGCTGCCATGACGGCTTTCCTGCGTAGATGGCGCCTCTTCATCGCGACGGCCGCCCTTGTCCAGCTGACCTCAAGTGCTGCGAGCGCGGGAGTGCTGCCGTGGTGGTTCGCTCTGGTGCTCATGCTTTTTCTGATCGTCATCGTCGATCCAGGAAAGCGCCGGTGATCGGCATGGACCGCCACACCGGTGCGCCGATCAGCGGCGCCGCGCGTCGACGCCAGTCGGTCGAGGACATCCTCCTCACCCGCATCGGCAGCCGCGTCTGCCAGCGCGAGTACGGCTCCGAGCTGCCCGACCTGATCGACGCCGCGATGAACCCCGCCGGCCGCATCCGGGTCTACGCCGCGACCGCGGCCGCCATCGCCCGCTGGGAGCCCGAGCTACGCCTGCAGCGCGTCCAGCTCACCCCCGCGGCCGAGGCGGGCGCGTGGCGGCTGGATCTCGACACCGTCGACCTCACCACCGGCAGCCCGCTCGCGCTGGCGCTCTCCCTTCCTTCGTTCGCCTGAAAGGACCACGCATGGCCTACCACCACGGCATTACCCTCGTCGAAGCCTCGGACGGCGTCCGCGCGCT